AAAAGACGATGGCGCATGCTAGGGATCAGATCCGCGATGCAGTTTTAGCGGCGGTTACAGGGCTTACAACCACTAAAAAGAACGCTTTCGCATCGCGCGTGCATCCCATGAACGATAACGAAATGCCATGCGTGCTGGTGTTTACGCGCAGCGAAATCAGTAACCCAGCGACATTTGGTACCGCGCGGCGCATTGAACGCCGCTTGCAAGTGATGGTGGAAGGCTATGTGAAAATGGCGGCGGGCTATGATGACCGGCTGGACAAGATCAGCACCGAAATTGAAAAAGCGATTTATAATAACACCTCCCTGAAAGCACTGGTTGAGGATATTTTTTTAGCAGACACGGAAATCAAATTAACTGGCGAGGCAGAAAAGCCGGTTGCGGTGGTTTCCATGAATTTTGCGGCGCTTTATTACACGCCGGAAAATGATCCAGAAACCATTTTGACTTAGGAGGAAAAACCAAATGCCAGTTCATAAAGGTACAGAAGGCGTGGTGAAGGTTGGCGCATCGCCCGCGATCATCGCGGAAGTAAGGGAGTGGCAGCTTGAAACCACTGGCGAAACCACGGACAGCACAAGCATCAACACCGCAACCGCAAACGGCGGCTGGCGCACCCATGAATCCACGCTGAAAGGCTGGGAAGGATCTGTTTCATGCTTCTGGGATGAAACCGACACCAACGGGCAGGAAACGCTGGATGCCGGCGCTTCGATTGCCGTGAAGTTTTTCCCCGAAGGCGACACCACGGGCGATGTGTCATTTACCGGCACCGCGATTGTGACAAACGTCACACGCAAGGCCACGCTCGATGGGTTGGTGGAAGCCTCCTTTGCCTTCAAAGGCACCGGCGCACTGACGCAGGCAACCGTTTAATTTTAACCAACGATAGGGCAATTTTATGAAAGCAATCGAACGCGCGAAATCCCATTTCAAGCGGCTAGTGGATGAACCTAAAACCATCAGCGTGCCGGAATGGGCAGAAGAAGGCGAGGAATTCATTATCTATTCCACCCCTCTAACCCTCAATGAGCGCGTAAAGCTTAACCGCCACGCCAATAACACCATCGAAATGGGCGTGGAAATGCTGATCATGAAAGCCAAAGACAAAGATGGGAACCTTCTTTTCAGCAAAGAGGACAAGCCGGAAATGATGCGTGCGGTGGATGCCACGGTGGTGGCGCGTATTGCCCAGCACATTGCCGGTGTTTCTGATGATGAATTGGTGGAGGAAGCGGAAAAAAACTAACGGAGGATCCGCAAATGCTCACGGTTTACGCCCTGGCAGACCGATTGGGCAAGCGGATCCCAGAAATTCTTGAAATGACCACGGAAGAATTCGCTGGCTGGGTTGCTTATGGCAGGGTGCTTGAAAAAATGAAGAAAAAGTGAGTTGAAGTAAATGGCCGGTTTAAATTTTGATATTTTTGCAAAGGATAAAACCGGCCAAGCCTTTGATTCCGTAAAAAACAAGGTGGGTGGGCTTAAATCCGCTTTTGGAAGTTTAAAATCTGCACTTGGTGGATTTGGTGGGCTGATCGCCGGCGCGTTTTCAATTGCCGCGCTAAAAAACATCGGCGATATGGCTTCAAAGATCAACGATCTTTCGGTGCGTTTCAAAGTAAGTGCTGAATCGCTTTCGCAATATTCATTGATCGCGGGCGAAGTGGGCGTGGATAATGAAAGCATTGCCCGATCCTGGCAGCAGCTTGCAAAAAATTCCGTGGAAGCCGCCAACGGCAATAAGCAATTAACCCAAACCTTTGCCCAGCTTGGCATTGATGCCGCAAAATTCAAGGATCTGCCCCTTGATCAGCAATTTGCCGTTTTAGCGGAAGCCATGCAGGGCATCGAAAACCCAGCGGAGCGCGTGAATATCGCAATGGCGCTGATGGGTAAATCAGGCGCGGAAATGCTGCAAGTACTGGCCACGGTAGCCCCCGCGCTGGAAGTGGTGGCCAATGTGATGACGGAAATTCTTCTATATGCCATCAACATCGTGAAGGCGGCGTTTGAAAGCCTTCGCCAGCTTTTCAATGAAGTAGTGGCGTGGATGATCCGCCGCTTTGGTGATTTGTTGAATGTGGTGGCCGAAGGGAAAGCACTTCTTGCCAATATTCCTGGCGAAATCGGCGAAGCCTACGCCAAAGAAGCGGAAGCCTTAAAAAGCCAGGCCGATATTCTCAGGAACGTGACCGCCGAAACGGACAAGATCGCGGAAAGCCAGAAAAACCACAACGCGCAGCTACAAACAACGGCGGATTTGCTGAAAAAAGTGCAAACCAACATGCCAACCCTCAATAAATCCTATGAGGATGTGGGCAAGGCCACTAAAAAAGTGGCCACGCAGGCGCAAAATGATTTTGATTCGCTGGAAAAGCAAATAGGCCGCACAGCAGACACAGCGCAAACCCGCTTTGTGGATGCGCTTTTAAATATGGGGGATGGTTTTGAAAGCTTCCGCGACATTGCCGATAATGCGCTGAAACAAATTAGCTCATCCATTCTTAACAACCTGATCAACTCGATGTTTCAAGCCCAAAACACCTTACCGTGGCTATCAGGTGGTGGTGGCGGCGGTGGATTTGGCAGTTTTTTAGGATCGGCCGGTAATTTTTTAGGAAGCTTATTCGCTGGCGGTTTCGCGGAAGGTGGCACACTCAGGCCAGGCCAGTGGGGCATCACGGGTGAACGCGGAATGGAAGCGGTATATGCAGGCAATAGCCCGCTAACCGTTATCCCATTTGCGCCCGCTGAAAATACTGGTGCCGGCACGCAGATCATCAACACTTATAAAACCTATCAGATTGACGCACGCGGCGCGGAAGCGGGCGTGGAAAAGCGCATAATGGCGGCGCTTAAACAGGTAGATCAATCCATTGAATCCCGATCCGTGATGGCGGTGGCCAATGCCCGCCAGCGTAACCCTGGCTTGGTGTAGGGGGATAAATGGCGATCACCTACCCACTGGCACTTCCTTCCAACGGCGGCATTAAAACGGTTCGCATGATCGCACGCAGTGTGGTGGGTGAAAGCCGATCACCCTTTTCCGGCGTGCAGAAAATTTACGAATATCCAGGCCAGTGGTTTGAAGCGATTGTAAACCTTCCGCCGATGAAACGCGCCGATGCGGAAGCGTGGAACGTATTCCGCTTAAAGCTGAATGGAAAAAAAGGCACATTCCTGATGGGTGATCCTGCCGCCGCCACTGCCCGCGGCAGTGCCGCCACCACGCCTGGCACACCGCTGGTGAAAGGCGCAGGGCAAAGCGGCAACACACTGATCATTGATGGCCTGCCCACTTCGGTAACGGGATATTTTAAGGAAGGCGATCAGATCCAGTTAGGCACGGGATCCACCAGCCGCCTATATAAAAATCTCACCGATGTAAACACCAACGGCAGCGGCGAAGCCACGCTTACGCTGTGGCCTAATTTGCGCGTTTCGCCCAATGATAACGAAGCGGTGGTGGTGGCCAACTGCGTGGGGCTTTTCCGGCTCATGGATAATGAAATGGGATGGGATATTGACGAAGCCAGCATGTATGGGATCAATTTCACCGCTTGCGAGGCACTGTAATGGCGCGATCACTCACCAGCGGCCTGCAGGACGCGATCACCGCCAAAAACATCCGCCCGTTTTTCCTGATCGAAGGCCATTTTGATTCCGGCAACCTGAATCTATGGACAGGGCTGGGCAATCTTATTTTTAACAGCAAAACCTACATTGGCACTGGCACCATCCTGCAAATCGCTTCCATCAAGGAAAGCAAAAACATTGAAGCCCTGGGCACCAGCTTCACCCTGAATGGATTGGATCAGGCCATTATCCAGATTGCTATGAATGAGGATTATCAGGATCGCCCCGCTTATCTTTATATGGGCGCATTTGATGACAACTGGCAAGTGATCGTGGATCCCTACCTTGCCTTTGAAGGGCGCATGGATGTGATGCCTATCCAGAAACGCCCCGATAGCGTCACCGTCACCCTTACCGTGGAAAATATCCTGGTGGATCTGAATAAGCCGGTAATCTGGTTTTATACGCCGGAAGATCAGGGGCTTTATTTCCCAGGCGACACTGGATTTGACCGCGTAACCAGCCTGCAAAACAAAGATATTCAATTGGGAAGCTGATGCGAAAAATCAACTGGCATTATTTATTGGAACAGGAAATAACCCGCGCGGCGGCGCTTCCATTTGAATGGGGAACCCATGATTGCGCCTTGTTTGCGTGCAATGCCATCCTGGCCATGACGGGTGACGATCCGGCCATTGATTTCCGCGGGATTTATGACAGCGAAGAAAGCGCCAATGCCGCGCTGGAATCTTTCGCCGGCGGCGGCTTGCTGGAAACCGCTGAAAAAATATGCGCCCGCTTGGCATACCCAGAAACCGCGCCTGCATTTGCGGGGCGTGGCGATGTGGCGCTTTGCGACCTTCCCACGGGCAACACGCTAGGCATCGTTTCACTGAACGGGCGGGAAGTGCTGGTGGCAGCGCCGCATGGCTTGCTGCGTGTACCGTTTTCTAAAATCATTAAAGCCTGGAAGGTGGAATAATGCCCGCCGCTGTGCCGCTGATTGCAACCGCTGCTTTTAACGCCGCCGGCGCGGCCATACTTGGCACCACGGTTTTCGGTTTGAGCGTGGCGGCATCCGCCGCGGTTATTGGGCTTGGTAGCCTTGCGCTTGGCCTTGTTTCCAATGCGCTAACACCAAAGCCAAAACGCCCCGCCATCAACGGCATGGATGGAAGCCGCACGTTTCAGGTGCGCCAGCCCACACCCCCGCGCGAAGTGGTTTATGGCGAAATCAAAAAATCCGGCTACCTAGTGCTGGCAGAAAATACCGATAATAATAATTATGTGCATTATGTTGTGACCATCGCCAGCCATGAAGTGGATGCGATCAACACGGTATATATTAACGATACCCCCGTTTTTAATGATCAGATTAATGGATCAGGCGCGGTAACGGCGGGCAAATTCGCAGGCAAGTTATGGATTAAAAAGCACCTGGGTGCGGATGATCAGGTGGCCGATGCCGATCTGATCGCAGACATCACTGGCCTTGATAGCAATTTCAGGTTGCGCGGGGTTGCTTATATATATGTGAAGCACAAAACCGACAGGGATTTATTTCCTAATGGCGCTAATATCGCCGCCCGTGTGCGCGGCAAAAAAACCTATGATAGCCGCACTTCCACAACCCTGTGGACATGCAACCCAGCGTTAATTTGGCGCGACTATAAAACCAATACTCGCTATGGGCTGAAAGAAATCACCAGCCGCATTGATGACAGTTTTGTGACCGCGGCGGCAAATACATCGGATGAATTTGTGCAAACCTTGCCGGTGATCCATGCCGTGCAGGCGGTGGACATCACCGATAATGTGCTGGAACTTGATGGCGACCTGCTTAAATACCAAACAGGGGATCGGGTTCAGGTGACAACCACCGGCACCCTTCCCGCCGGCATTTCCGCCGCCACCAATTATTATGTGATTATCGAAAAAGAAATAAAATTGGATGCAATCCGCTGTGAAATCAAGCTGGCCACCAGTTATCAAAACGCGCTGGCGGGCACCGCCATTGACATTACCAGCATTGGCAGCGGCACACATACCGTCACAAAGAATGGTGAACCGCGCTATTCTGCATCCGGCTTGATCCGCTGCACAGAAGATACGGTGCCCCGCGATATTCTGGAAGATATTCTGGTTTCAATGGCCGGCTATGCTTTCAAATCCGGCGGCAAATGGCTTGTGTTCGCCGGATCCTACCAGGCACCTTCCGTGGCCTATGACATAGACGATGTGGAAGGCGTGGTGAAATACACCCCGAAACAGCCCCGCCGTGAACGCTATAACGCGGTGCGTGGCATTTATATTTCCCCGATCAATTATGATCAGCCGGATAATTATCCCGCGATCACCAGCGCCACTTTTGAAGCGGCGGATGGCGGCGAAAGGCGTTACCTTCCGCTTGATCTGCCGTGGACTACCCGCGCCCAAACCGCCCAGCGGCTTGCAAAAATAGCCCTATTGAAACACCGCCGGCAAGGCAGCATCGTTTTACCACTGAATATCACGGGCATGTTATGCCAGCCTGGTGATACCATTACCTACACCGATGATCAGTTTGGCTTTTCCAGCAAAACCTTTGAAGTGATCGAACACGAATTTTCAAACAATGGCGACAAAGACAACCCCACGCTGGGCGTGACACTCACCGCCCGCGAAATTGATAGCGGTGTTTATGATTTTGACTATGCCACCGAAGAAGTGAATGTGGCGCCACCGCCCTCATCGAATTTGCCAAACCCCTTTGCGCCGCCGCTTCCGCCTGTGGGCATCACGCTGGCATCCGGCACCGATCAGCTTTTTGTTTCCGGCGAAGGCACGGTTATTTCCCGCCTGCAAGTGCTTATTACCGCTTCACTGGATGGATATGTTACAAACTATAACATCCGCTGGCGCAGATCCGCCGATAGCGCATGGCAAAGCCAGATTGTGCGGGCGGATACCACCAACCATTATATTGCGCCGGTTGAAGATGGCGTGGCCTACGATGTGGAAGTAGATTCGATAAACCAGCTTGGCATCCTAAGCACGCAATTTGCCTTTGAATATAACCATGTGGTGATTGGCAAAACTGAACCGCCGCCGCAACCCACCAGCTTTACCGTGGCGCGGCTGGCCGATGGCACACGCCGCTTCACTTACGAGCTTACAAGCCCGCCGCCGGATGTGCGCGTGGGCGGTGGTTTCAGGATCCGCTGGCTTCTGGGCGCCACCACCGATTGGAACGCCATGACACCGCTACATGATGGCGTGCTTACCGTTTCGCCGATGGAAACCAACGAGCTTGCCGCAGGCATCTATACCTTTGCCTGCAAAACCGTGGATTCCAGCGACAATGAAAGCACCAACGCGCTTTTCATCAATGCGGAAATCGGAAATCCACGGCTTCGCAATGCGCTTTATCAGCAAAT